AAAGATTATACTCATAAAATTTATCCATTAGTTATTCTCCTATAGTATTTAGTTGACAAATTTAACTACATAGTTTATAATAGTAATAAAGTTTCTAGGAGAAATTATGCGCAAAAAGAATTATCTTAACAATAGAGATCTATTGTTAGAAATACACAAATCTAAAAATACATTTAATAGTTACATTGAACCGATATATTCTGAGTTTGATATAATACTGACTGATATCGACCGTATTAACATTCGTACAATAGCAGAAGCAAAGCGCAATAAAGCAAAACGCTTATCTACTAAAGATTACGAAACTCGGAAAATGGCAGGTGAGAAAGTAAAACAAGCAGATTGTGAAGTTGATTATAAATCTATTACAAAAGAAGAATTAGTTTTTCGAGTAATGACATTTGACCACATTCCAGACGAGCCTGGTCGCAAAAAGAATCCAAAGACTACAGCTGACACAAAAACTAAACTTAACTTTCCTCCGTTTCAACATTATAAATTTGACGATGAAGGTAATTTATTTTGCATTGGTAAAAGTCATTGGATAGGCGGTATGGAAAACGGTACTTTTTCAAAAACACACGGCAAAGCAACAAACAAACTTGCTATGATGTGGCTAAAACTTGTAGATAGATATGCTACAAGAGGTAATGTTCGTGGCTATACTTACAATGACGAAATGAAAGGTCAAGCAATCTTACAACTTTCACAAATTGGATTACAGTTTGACGAATCTAAGTCAAACAATCCGTTTGCATATTATACAGCAGCCGTTACTAACTCATTTGTGCGTGTAATTAACTTAGAAAAACGTAATCAAAACATCCGAGACGACATCTTAGAAATGAATAACTTAAACCCAAGTCATACAAGACAACACGCAGGTGAATGGGAGGCAGCAATAAAACGTAATGAAGAAGCAAGTGCCACTATTTTTACTAATAAGAAAAGTTGATTGACATCTCAATACTTTCCTGTTATAATTAAAAGAAAAGCGGAGTCTATAGTTGTTTAAAAAAGCGGCAGTATTTACTGACATACATTTTGGCCTAAAAAGTAACAGTAAAATGCATAATCAAGACTGTGAAGATTACATCGATTGGTATATAAAAACTGCAAAAGAGCATGGTTGTGAAACTGCTCTTTTTTGTGGTGATTGGAATCACAATCGAAACAGCCTAAACTTAACTACTATGGATGCAGGCATCCGCAGTTTAGAAAAAATCGGTGCAGCGTTTGACAACTTTTACATGTTTGCTGGTAATCACGACTTGTATTACAAAGATAAACGTGATGTAAAGTCTACTGAATTTGCAAAACACATACCGGGTGTTACTGTTATTGACGAAATATGGGAGCAAGACGATGTTGCGTTAGTTCCTTGGTTAGTCGGTGACGAGTGGAAGAAAATGTCTAAGATTAAAAGCAAATATTTGTTCGGACATTTTGAACTACCCAGTTTCTATATGAATGCTATGGTGCAAATGCCCGATCACGGTGAACTAAAGTCGGAACACTTTGTAAACCAAGAATATGTGTTTTCAGGACACTTTCATAAAAGACAGAAACAAGGACATATACACTATATAGGAAACGCATTTCCACACAATTATGCAGATGCTAGTGACGATGCACGTGGCATGATGATTCTTGACAAAGAAAACAACGCCGAGCCTTTGTACATCGATTGGGAAGATTGTCCAAAATATAGAAATACAACACTTAGTAAACTACTCGATCCTAAGAGCAGTCTTATTAAACCTAAAATGCATCTACGTGTTACACTAGATATTCCTATTAGTTTTGAAGAAGCAGGGTTCTTAAAAGAAACGTATATTAAACAATATAACTGTAGAGAGATTACACTTATTAGCCAACGTCAAACTGAAGAAATTAATACAGATTTAGACATCAGCCAATTTGCAAGTGTTGATCAAATTGTGTCAAACGAAATTTCACAACTAGATACTGAAAACTATAGCAAGAAAACGCTATTAGATATTTACAACGGGTTACAATGATAAAGATTAAGGATTTAACAGTAAAAAACTTTATGAGTGTAGGTAATGTAAGTCAAGGTGTTGACTTTGATCAACAAAGCCTTACACTCGTGCTCGGCGAAAACTTAGATCAAGGAGGTGACGATTCGGGTTCCCGTAACGGTACAGGTAAAACAACAATCATTAATGCATTGTCATACGCTTTATATGGCCAGGCTCTGACCAACATTAAGAGAAACAACCTTATTAATAAAACTAATTCAAAAGGTATGCTAGTTACACTTAGTTTTGAAAAGAATAATATAAATTATAGAATTGAACGTGGACGTTCTCCTAATATTCTTAAGTTTTATGTAGATAATACCGAACAAGTTGAAGAAGACGAGTCACAAGGCGATAGTCGCAAAACACAAGAAAGTATACAAGAACTATTGGGCATGAGTCATGATATGTTTAAACATATTTTAGCACTTAATACATATTCTGAACCATTTTTAAGTATGCGAGCTAATGATCAACGTGCTATTATCGAACAGTTATTAGGTATTACATTACTAAGTGAAAAAGCCGATTCGTTAAAAGACGAAATTAAGCGTACTAAAGAGGCTATTACAGAAGAAACATTTAAATTAAACGCAATCGAAAGTGCTAATCAAAAAATACAAACTACAATTGACAGTTTAGGTAAAAATCAACGTGCATGGGTTGCAAAACGCAGTTCTGACGAAGAAAAACTAGTAACTGCTATCGAAGAATTAGAAAAACTAGACATTGATGCTGAATTAGATGCACACGAAAAATTAGCAAACTGGACAGAACATAATAATTCTATTTTGGCTCTTAGAAAAGAATTAAGCACACTAGAACCTGCACTAATACGTGCTGACAAAAGTGTAACCAAAGCAGAAAAAGATATTGCAGAACTAGAAGATGCTACTTGTTATACTTGTGGACAAGAACTTCATGCAGACAAAAAAGCAGAGATTGCAGAACGCAAAGGAAAAGAACTAGAAGATGCTATTGCTTATCAAACAGAAATTACTGGAAAAGTAAAAGATGTTGCACTTGCTCTTAAAGAAATTGGTGATATTAATGGTCGTCCTACTACATTCTACGAAACTGCAAAAGAAGCATACGAACATAGAAACAATGTTAAAAACTTGCAAAATGCATTAGTAAACAAACAAGCAGAAGTTGATCCGTATGAAGTACAAATTAACGAACTAACAAGTACTGCACTACAAGATCTTGACTGGAGTATCATAAACAATCTTACAGAGTTTAAAGAGCATCAAGAGTTTCTATTAAAATTATTAACTAACAAAGATTCGTTTATACGTAAGAAAATTATTGATCAGAATTTAGCATATCTCAACAATAGGCTAACTTATTACTTAGATGTATTAGGATTACCACATCAAGTACAATTTTTAAACGACTTAAATGTTGAAATTACACAACTAGGACAAGATCTAGACTTTGATAATTTGTCAAGAGGTGAACGCAATAGACTTATACTCGGACTATCGTTTGCATTCCGTGATGTTTGGGAAAGTTTATACCAAGGAATTAATTTATTGTTCATTGACGAACTTATCGATTCAGGAATGGATAGTGCAGGTGTTGAAAACTCAATCAGTGTACTTAAAAAAATGACTAGAGAACGCAAGAAAAACATTTTCCTCATATCTCACAAAGATGAACTAGTTGGAAGGGTAAACAATGTATTAAAGGTTGTAAAAGAAAACGGATTTACTTCTTATGCAAACGATTTGGAGATTGTAGAATGATTAAAATTGGTGTAAGAGGTAGTAAATTAGCACTTGCATATGCCGATATTGTTGTTAACAGAATAAAAACAAACTTTAAACCAATTGTAGATATACAAATTGTTCCTATTAAAACAGATGGCGACATTTATGCTAAAAAAAATATAGCAGAAATAGGCGGAAAGGGTGTTTTTGTCACAAAAATCGAACAAGAGTTGTTAGCAGGCAATATTGATTTAGCAGTTCATAGTTTTAAAGATCTTCCTAAGGACTTAGACGATAGAACAGAAATTCGTGCAGTAATGCCAAGGCATGATCCGCGTGATGCTGTTATCGGAAATCTAGTCGACGGTTGTAAAATAGGCACAAGTAGTCCTAGACGTAAATTACAACTTGCAAAAATGTTTCCTAACAGTGAAATACTTCCAATAAGAGGTAATATTGACACAAGAATACAAAAAGTTCGTGACAACGAGTACGATGCTACAATTTTAGCAATGGCAGGACTTGATACAATGAACTTAGGTCACGAAATAAACAAGATACTAGCATTAGAAGAATTAGTACCAGCTGTAGGACAAGGAGTTATTGCTGTACAGTCATTAAAAAATCAAAATACAGTATTATTAGAGAAAATTAATCACTTAGAAACATATCAGTGTGCAATGGCAGAACGTAACATGCTTCAAATGGTTGACGGTGATTGTGATACCGCTATTGGATCAATTACAAGTATCATTGGCGATATAATTTCGCTCGAAGCATACAATTACGAAAATAATAAATCTGTAAAAATGCAATCTAAAGCAATTGATTATCTTAATCTAGGCGAATTAGCTGGTAATAGAATAAAATGAACAACGAAGACGACTTACATACACAATTAGTTCAAGCATACTTAGAATATTTTAAGGCAAATGAATGGTGGGAAAGGAAAAACTCAGTTAGAGCATATTCCGCAGTTCAAAAGGCAACAAGAGAAATACGTAGAATAGCAAGAGAACGAAATACTGAAATAAAAGAGATACAAAAAGACTATAAAATCAAGTTTAAAGGCAAACAATACAAGGATTGATAAACATTGTATGAATTGGACATATAATGGCGACGAAGTTACAGAAATACCAGATGAGTATGAAGGTTTTGTTTACATTATTACTAATTTAACAGATGATCGCAAATACATAGGCAAAAAACTAGCAAAATTTAAAACTACTAAGCCACCCTTAAAAGGCAAAAAAAATAAAAGACGCGGATACAAAGAATCAGACTGGAAAGACTATTGGGGGTCTTCAGATAAACTATTAGCAGACGTAGAAAAATTAGGCAAAGACAAGTTCACAAGAGAAATACTATATTTTTGTAAAAGCAGAGGCGAAATGTCTTACTTAGAGGCAAGAGAACAGTTTAGTAGGCGAGTATTAGAGACGGACGAGTATTATAACGGTATAATAAACGTGCGTGTAGGCGGATCAAACATACTTAGAGAAAATTTAAAGGCACATCAGGACACTATTTAAAAGCCAAAATCCAGCCGAGGTAATGCTCGTCGCCGGTGGAGTGGTAAAGTCCAACAGGCTGTATGCTACGAAAACCCCTTAGCACTAGGAACGAAGCGGGGGATAGCGCATTTTGCGTGATGTCGACGTAGGTTGGGAAAGGTCAGAGCCCAGTAGCAAAGTCAAATACCTACTTCCAATGTCTCGACTATGATACTCACATGAAGATATCTTCGAGGACGACGGGACCCTGCAAGGTTCCGTCTGACTAATTAATCTACATGAAACTATTACTTCACATTCGTTCAGTTAAAAAGAAGAAATATAGTTTGAGCGATAGCGAAAACTTATATCTACGAAGTAGATATACTAAATATATACATGAAGCTTAATGATATATTAACAGAATCACAATTAGATGAATTTATTCCTTTAACTAAACAAGGAAGAATGATTCGACGTGCTGAAAAAGCAGGAGCAGCTGATCTACAAGCTACTGCAAATAAATTATTACAGCAATATGCAGCACATCTTGGAACACAAGAAAAAAAAGTTAAGACATCTGACTATAATGATTTGTTTGATTTCTTAAAAAGAAAAAATGTTGATACATCTGATATAGATACAACACCTCCGATTAATGCAAAACGGTTAAAAACTATATTTTTAGCAAAATCTAAACAAGCTATGACTCCTACTCAGTCATCTGGACAAAAAACGCCTAGCAAAGAACCTAAACAACCTGCAACAAAAGTAAGTAGTGCATATATGTCAACAAAAAATGCTGCGCTAAAGTTAAATTCAAAAGAAAAACGTAGATTAATAGCACAATTACAAAAATCTGTTGATAATACTGCAAGACCTAAAAAACAACCTACTATAGTTGATAAGAACTTTGATAAAAGTCAACGTTTAAGCCAATATGGTAAAGTTGGCAAGTGATTAGAAGAATGGCAGTCCGCTTTTCTTAGTAGTTTCCATATTATTTTTAACAATACCGCTAATTATTTCTCTATCTTCAGGTGATAATGAAAATGCTTCTTCAAGATTACAACCTCCTCGCATAAACCATGCTAATTGTATGACTTCATGCTTTAGTTGTTTTTGTTCTTCTTTTAATTTCTTATCTTCTGCTAGAATTTCAGTCAGATTCATTGAAAGAAGTTTTATCCGAAAAAATTTGATTGGTCAAATGTAATAGGAATTTGAAAAGTTTTTGGAGCACCAGCGTTTTGTTCATCTTCTGTAGTGTTTACTGTCATAGGCTCTAATTCAAACTGTGATCTTTGAATTTCTAAATGTTCTTTAACTCCAGTATAGAAGGTTTTATCTGAATTTTTAATAAATTCTTCTATATGACCTCTATTTGTTACAGTTTGATCTTCAACTCGTATGCTTACTACACTTTTGCACAACATATCGATGGTTAGTGCAGTTAATTTTGAGAAACTTTCATTAAACTTTGACATTTTTTCACTATCAGGAACAGTATCGTCGTTAACTAGATTAAAGATACGCTGTTCTTCAAACGTTTTTAAACTACTTTCAGTAAACTCTCTATAAGTTAATGGTCGAATTGTTACTCCTAGTCCATTAATTGTACTTTCAGAGTGAAACTCATTAGATAAAAGTTTATTAAGTAACTGTCTAAGGTCAACAGTATAGTCTTTCTCTATACCTGCACCTGGAATTTTAGTAGTTAGTGTTAGTTCTTCGCCATATGTTGCAACTCGAATGCCTACAAGTACTGCATCAAGATCGATACTTGGCATATGCCATGGATCAATTATAGCAGGAATACAACTCTTAATTACATCAACAGTTGCTTGTCCGTTTAACAACGCATCTGGTGTTTTAATAGTAATTTCGTCTTTAGCAGTCATTGGAAATACCGGAAGTTCACCGTTATCGGGTAATTCGAGTGTGCCTTCTGGGTAAAAATTACCTTTACTAGGCAATGTTATGTATACTTTAGGTTGTCTAAAGTATTTTTGCAGCGGGTTAGGCTGAAAATCTTGATTATTTCCCTGAAATGCATTAGGGTCGAACTCTGGCATGGTAATCTCCATATAAATACAATGTAAAGTATATATCTATATTTATTAAGTGCGCAGTTTATAGGAATTAGGGTTGGCTGAAGAAATTGAAATTGGTAATTTTGGTAAAGGCGGTGTTGCTAGTGAAGAAACCTTAAAAGATCTTCTCAAAGCAATTGAACACCTTGCTAAAAAAGAAGGATTTGATCCTAAAAAGTCAGCTGACAAAGCAAAAAAACTTGCAGATGCTTTTGATAAAGGCATTGATGTTGTAACTGACCATAGAGATGCACTAAATGAAAATACAAAGTCTGTAAAGCGTAATACAAATGTATTAAGCAAGAGTTTAGGCGTACTTGGAGTTGGTATTGTTGCTATAGGTACAAGTTTAAGTAATTTTACTAAAGAACTTATCGACGGCGGCAGTAGTTTAACTGATTTTACAAAGCATATACCGATATTTGGTAGTACTATTGCAGGTTTAACTGGATATTTTGATGACACGCTAGAAAGTTTTAGAGAAATATCTCGTGTAGGCGGTTCAATGGGCAACAGTTTAGAAGAAGTAAGGCGTAGTTCGGCTCAATTGTTTATGACTTTAGACGAGTTTACAGGATTTGTTAAAGGAAATTCTAAAGAATTATCAACATTTGGCGGAACTGTTACACAAGGTGTTCGTAGAGTTGCTGATTTACAAAAAGCACTAGATAAAACTACACGTAATCAACTTTTAAATATGGGTTTGACATTTGAAGACATTAACGAGTCACTTATGAGATATGCTGTACTTGACAGAGCAGGATCAAGGACAAGACAAATAAATGATGCCCAGCTTGCTTTAAATGCAGCAAGTTACGCTAAAAGTTTAAGTACACTGTCAAAATTAACAGGTGAAGAAATAGATTCACTTGAAGCAAAGGCTGCTGCTAATCAAAATGATATTGCTTACCAAATGGCAATGTCTAAAATGGATGAAACTGAAAGAGAAAAAGTTCGTTCTGGTATGGCTGAAGTTACTGCACTATACGGCGAAACTGGAGCAGAGTTTTATAAACAACAAATATTAGGTATAGGTCCTGTAACTGATGCAACTGCTATGTTAGCAGCAGGGCTTCCGGGAATTGCAGAACAAATAAAACTTACAGCCGCACTAACAAAAGATGCAAATACTGACCTGAAAGCGTTTGAAGGAGGATCTATTGATAGATTTGTAGAAGGCGTTAAAGCAGCAGCAGCATCGTCAGATGATTTAGAAGGTTTATTAACAGTTGCAGCCGCAGGCATGGACGGGCCTGGTAAAGAATTAGCATTAATTTTACAATCTATGGGCAAGAACTTTACTGATTATATGGATAACGGTATTTTTGACGAAAAAAGATTAAGAGATGATCTCGAAAAAGCTAAAAAAGAATCTGATTCTAGAGACAGTACAACAAATGCATTAGTTACTTTTAATCAGGCTATCAAGAATGCAAGAAAAGAAATTACAGATAACTTTATTGACAGCGGAGTGTTCAGAGTAATATCACAATCAGTAGAAAGTATTGCAAATATGTTAGGTTCGGAAGGATTTATTACTCTTCTAAAAGATGCAATAGTAACTATTACCGATTGGACTGAAAGTTTTATTACTACTTTAAGTGTTGACGGATTTAAATCAGCAATGAATATGTTGTGGACAGACATTACACAAGTAATCAAAGATTTCTTTATGGGTGTTACTGCTGAAGAACAAAAACAAAGGGCATTAGATGACAAAGCCACAGTTGAATCTCAACTTTCAAAAGTTTTAGCCAAACAATTTGAACAAGAGATGTTAGCCGCTTCTAGTCCAGATGAGGAAACAAGATCGAAAGCTGTAAAAGAACTTGCAAGATTAGAAGAACAATACAAAATACTTGAAGAAAAGAAAGCATCTCTAGATAAAGAACTTCAAAAAAATGACTATGTAGACAAGACTGGTACTTTGTCTACAGTTGGTAGTGCAATTACTAAAGCAATTACTGATAAAATAGATGGAAGTTTACTCGATCTTAAACCATTTAAACCAAATGAAGCCGGTCAACTAGAAGATGGGTTATTTCTTAGTGCTGAGACTAAGAAAGCTATTAATGACCTGTTTGGTGAAAACGGTACACTAATGGATGAAATTGGAACAGTTATTGTAGCTGGGTTTACTGGTTTATTTTTACTTCCTGCTGTAACCGCAGGTGTAGCAACAGCAATTGCAACAGGAATTGGAACAGCATTAACAACTGCATTCTCAGGAAGCGGAGGACTACCTTCCGATTTAGAAGAATTTACAGGCAAGGATGGAAAAACAAGAGTAAGAAATAAAACATCTAAAAAAATAGCAGCAGATCCAAGAAAACTTAAAGCACCAGCAGGCACTAAATTTGTAGAAGGACTTGGCAAAGGCGGCAAAGGAGAAGGCGGCTTATTAGGAGGCGCAGCTAGAGGACTAGCAGTTTGGGGAAGTCCTGTTGGAGCTAAGGCAGTATTAGGCGCTGCTGCTCTTGGAACAGCAATAGGTGCAATTGCAACGGGAATAGGCGTCGGTGTATGGGTACTAGGAGAAAGTTTTGGTACTTTTTCTGAAAATATGAAAGAGTTTGAAAACTTAGACGGAGAAAAATTAAAATCAGTAGGTCAAGGTATGAGAGCTGTAGGTTTAGGTATAGGCACACTCGGAGTAGGTAAAGTAGCAGACGGTTTAGGAAACTTTATACAGGGCATCGGTGGCTTTTTAGGAAATCTATTTTCGATTGCTAGTGGCAAAGGCAAACAAAAATCAACTTATGAATTACTAGAAGAATTCCAAGGTATGGAAATCGATACTGCTACTATTAAACTAAAAGCAGAAGCTTTACAAGCATTTGCAACAGGTATGAATACGTTAGGAGCAGGTTTAAAATACGAAGGTTTAGCAAACTTTTGGAACGGGGTA